TGTGGGACATCGCGACGGCGGCGTATCACGATGCCCATTTTGCCACCTTTCCGCCGGACCTGGTGGTGCCATGCATTCTGGGTGGATGCCCGCGCGGCGGCACGGTGATCGATCCGTTTGGCGGCAGCGGCACCACCGGCCTGGTCGCCCAGGCGCTGGGCCGTGATGCCATCCTGATCGAGCTCAATCCTGAATATGCGGCCATGGCAGAGAAGCGCCTGAAGATTGGCGCGTTGCGGCCATCGGGGCGGCGGTTGGCGGCTTCTGCGCGCCAGATAGACCTGTTCGGGGCAGTGGCATGACGGCGATGGCCTTTCGCAGCACCTGCGGTCGCTGCGGCACCCGCGCGGTGCAGACGCTGACCAAGTGGCACCAGCTTTTCGTGTGCCCGTCGTGCCTGGACAAGCTCGACACGCCGATGTCGCCGGTGACCCGCACCTTCGATCTGGATCGCACGCTGTTTGACCGGCTGCTGCCGATCGCGGCGCAGCGCAACATGCCGGTGGCCGTGCTGGCGTGCCGCCTGCTCGACATCATCAGCGAAGAGCCGGTGATGATCGCCAATCTGCTGGACGAGGAAGAGTGATGGCGGGGCGTGTTCTGGTCGCGTGCGAGCGCAGCGGCGTCGTTCGGCGCGCTTTCGAGGCGCAGGGGTGCGATGCATGGTCATGCGACACCATGCCTGCCGATGACGGCAGCAACAGGCACATCACCGGCGATGTGCTCGATCATTTGGATGATGGCTGGGACCTGCTGATGGTGGCGCACCCGCCGTGCACGATCCTGTGCAACAGCGGGGCGAAGCATCTTTACCTCGGCGGGCGCAAGGCGAATGGGCGCAACCCGGCGCGCTGGGCCGAGCTGGAAGCGGCGGCGGCGTTCTATCGGCGGCTGCGCGATGCAGCGCAGATCCCGCGCCGCGCGATCGAGAACCCGGTGATGCATGGCCATGCGATCGCGCTGGTCGAGCGTGGGCCTGTCCAGTTCGTGCACCCCTATTTCTTCGGCGAGCCGTTCTTCAAGAACACCGGCCTCGAGCTGATCGAACTGCCGCGTCTGGTGCCCACCGACATGCTGACGCCGCCTGCGCCGGGAACGGCAGAGCACAAGGCGTGGTCTCGGTGCCACCGCGAACCGCCGGGGCCTGACCGGGCACGCCGGCGCAGCCAGACCTATCACGGAATCGCAGCGGCCATGGCCGCGCAATGGGCCCCGCTGATCGGCGCGGGCGAGCGGGAGATGGCAGCATGAGTGGGCGCATCGATCCTTCGGCGATTGCCGATATCAAGGCGCGGGTGCCGGTGTCGCGCGTGGTCGGCCAGGTGGTCAAGTTGGCGCGGCGGGGGCGGGAGTTTGTGGGGCTTTGCCCGTTCCATCAGGAGCGCACGCCCAGCTTCACCGTGAACGACGACAAGGCGATGTATCACTGTTTTGGCTGCTCGGCGCATGGCGGGGTAATTGACTTCGTGATGCAGCACCAGGGCGTCGATTTTGTCGAGGCGGTGCGGCGGCTTTCCGATGAGGCGGGGGTCACTCTTGCGCGCGAGAGCGCGACGCCGCGTGCCGAGCTGGAGCGGGCTGCGCCGGAGCGCGATGCGTTGCGTGTGCCGACGATCGAATGTGCGCAGTGGATGTGGTGCACGTCTTTTCCTGCCGAGGGTGAGATCGTAGAGAACTGGCTGGCGGCGCGCGGGCTGGACCTTGCCCACCCGCTTGTGCGGCAGGCGCTTTGCGCGCTGCGCTATCACCCGCGCTGCCCGGTGTGGTCCTGGGCTGTGCATGAACGGCCCGAGGCGCTGATGGGGACGCATCCGGCGATGCTGGCGCTGATCGAACGGATCGAGGGGCCATCCGGTGCCCGTGTGCGGGTGCCGATGGGGGTTCATGTGACCTATCTGGCACCGCACGGGCGCGCCAAGGCTGCTCTGGGCAAGACCCGCGACGGGCGCGCGGTGCCGACGCGCAAGATGTTTGGCGACGTTGCCGGCGGCGGCGTGTGGCTGGGGCCGGTGGATGCGCCGGAAGGGGATCGCAGGCCATTGCTGGTGGGTGAGGGCATCGAAAGCACGATTTCTGCTGCCTGCATGGATGGCAGGGCAGGGCGCATGGCGGCGGCGCTGTCGCTGGGCAATCTGGAAGGCGGCGCGGTGCGGGCGCGCGACGGGGCGCTTCCGCTGTGGAACTTGCAGGCCGATGCGGAGCGGCCACCGATGGTGGTGGCGCAGCCGGGCCATGTGATCGTGGCGATCGATGCCGACATGAAGCCGTTGCTGCACCGGCGAATCCAGCGGGCGCGTGGCGAGAAGAGCGGCGTCGGCGATGTCAGCGGGGCAGAGCGCGCGCGCATCTGCGCGACACTGGCGGTGCAGCACTGGCGGCGTGCCGGGGCGTGGCCGGTGGAAGCGATCCGGCCCCGGATGGGTGCGGATTTCAACGATGTTCTTCGAGGTGCGGCGTGAGCAGTGGGGCAGACCATGCCGAGGCGCAGCTGCGCGCCTTTGTGGAGCGAATCGAGCGGCTGATCGAGGATCGCAAGTCGATCAACGCCGATATCGCCGATGTGAAGTCCGAGGCGAAGGCGTTCGGGTTCAGCCCCGGTGCGGTGATGGACGTGATCAAGCAGCGCGCTTTTGCCGACAAGCATGGGCAGGATGCGCTGCTCGAGCGGTTGAGCCTGATCGAGCTGTATTCCGAAGCGGTGGGCATGGGGGGAATCGGGCTGGACGCGCTGATGGCGCAGGCCCGCGATAAGGCGCTGATGGCGCAGTTTGTCGGCGATCCGCAGGCGGCGAAGAAGCTGACCAAGCGCACCCAGACCGTGCGCGCGCTGGCCGACCAGGCCGCTGCCGCCCGCCGTGCGATCGATGGCGGAAATGATAACGAAAACCGGAGCGTAACACGATGAATGATGTGCAGGGTCCTATCGCGGTTCCGGTGGCCGACCCGCTGAAAATGGCGTGGTACGAGCTTTCTGACCTGGGCAATGCCCGGCGTCTGCGCGATCTGGCGGGCGGCAAGCTGTTGTGGGTGGATGATCACTGGCAGGGCTATGACGGCCGCCGTTGGAGCCGTGAAGACGGCAAGCGGCTCGCCCACCTGACCGCGCACGAGGTCGCGTTGCATATCAGCGCCGAGGCTGGTGCGATACTGGCCGAAATCGAGGATGGGCGGGTGCAGAAGGACCAGGTGGGCCGGTGGGAAGAGCGCGCGACGGCGCTGTTCAAGCATGCCGTGATGAGCGGCAACGCCAACAAGACGGCGGCGATGCTGATGCAGGCGCAGAACCTGATGTTTGCCACGCGCGACGACTTTGACCGTGATCCGCTGGCGATCAACGTGGCCAATGGGACCTTGCGGTTCTTCGAGAGCGATGGCCAATGGAAGGTGCGCCGGGATCCGCATGACCCCGCGGACATGATCAGCCGGGTTGCCGATGCCGAGTGGCTGGATGCGATGCACCCGGATGCCGGTTGCCCGACCTGGGACGCGCACATGGCGACCGTGCTGCCTGACCCGGCAGTGCGGGCGTTCTTTCAGGCCTGTGCGGGCTATGGAGCCACGGGCAGCATCCGCGAGCAGGTGATCTTCATCCTGCAGGGCAAGGGCGGTGACGGCAAGTCGACCTGCATGAACGTGCTGCGCGAGACATTGGGCGGCTATGCCACCAAGAGCGACGTGCAGACCTTCATGGCGGGCGCGCTGCGCTCTGGCGCCGATGCCACGCCCGATCTGGCGCGGTTGGCCGGTGACACCCGCCTGGTGACCACGGCAGAGCCCAAGGTGGGCGGGATGCTGGACGAAAGCCGGATCAAGGACATCACCGGCGGCGAGCCGATTCAGGCGCGCGAGCTGCACGGCGCGCCGTTCACCTTCGACCCGCGGTGCAAGATCTTCTTCCAGTGCAATCGCAAGCCGCGTGTGAGCGGCGATGACGACGGCATCTGGCGGCGCATCATCGTCATCATGTTTCCGCACCAGTTCAAGGATGAGGCGATCAACAAGCGCATCATGGAGGACCTGCTGGCGGAGAAGGCCGGGGTTCTGCGGTGGCTGGTCGATGGTGTGTTGACCTGGCTGAACACCGGCGAGTTGAAGCCGCCGCCGAGCGTGCGGGAGGCGACCGACGATTACCGGCGGGCATCGAACCCTTTTGGTGAGTGGTTTGCCGACCATGTCGATACCAGCGACCCCAAGTGTGTGACGCCGGCGCAGGAGCTGTTCGACAGCTACAAGGCATTCTGCGCCGACAACGGGGTGGATGATCGCGGGATCATGAACAGCACGTCCTTTGGGCGCGCGCTGGGCGACAAGCAGCTGATCAAGTTCAAGTCCCATGGTGGGCGCGTGCATCGCCGTGGATGCCGCCTGCGGGGCGGTGACGAGCTGTTCCAGGCGGCAAGGCCGGTGGTGGCCGATGATGGCCTCGGCGTGCCCGATCCGCGCGATGCTGGGCCGATGCCTGGGTGGGATGATTGAGCCATGAAGGCCGACCACAACATCTTGTGTCAGACAGTTTCAGACAGTTTGCCTGACTGTCTGGTATTTGGCCGCGCGGCGGGGCCTGATCGGGGTGGTCGGGCGGTGTCTGAGGGGGTGACGGACCCTGTTGGCGATGGCTGATCCGTCTGACTGTCTGCAACTGTCACCCTGCTGAAAGCCGCTGCTAGAGCCAGCGTCAGACAGTTGGCGGATTGTCAGACAGTTTTTGCGGGTTCCAGTCATGTGTGCGCGCCCGCATGTGCGTAGGTTGGTGAACTATCTTACTGTCTGATCTGTCTTCCAAGGGGATATGTGGTGTTTCATAAAGAAATAGATGGGGCTGATCTTCTTGGCTTCGATGAGGTCGAGGCGGCGCTGATGGATGCGATGGAGTATCTGGGCCGGATGCCCGACCGGGAGCGGGGCTTCCTGTCTGCCGGGTCGCGCTCTGGCTGGCCCGAGATCATCCGGGCGACATGGCTGGGCGACTATGGCGACGGTGATGCCGTCCCGCGCGGTCCGGGCCTGACGCGGGCGCAGGTGGGCCATGTGGAGCGCTGGGTCACCGGAGAGGGCGCGCTGGTGCTGGTGGTGCCTCCTGCGCATCGCAGGCTGGTCGGCATCGTGCTGCGGCAGAAGCGCGAGCATGAGGGTGGTGGGTTCGCCTGGGCCGATGTGTGGCGCGTGTTCGGTGATCGTGCGGTGACCAGTGACAGCCTTCGCAAGCGTTATGAGCGGGCGATCAGGAAGGTGGCGATGGCGGCATCTGCTGGCGTATTGGCGCAAGCCTAGGATTTCTGCCTGCGGAACGTGTCAAGCGGTTCTCGCTTCCCGCAGATGAATAATGTTTGTCCGTTTCCGCAGCGTTTGGGGTATTCCTGTTGATGTGCTGGGGAAGTGCGCACGGGTCGCACTGGATGTCCTTCCTTTGGTACGCTTCCTCTCTTGCAAACTTGAACGGGCGGCTCGAGCAATCGGGGCGCCCGTTCTGCTTTGGTCGGTGACGTTCGGAGGATCGATGGGCAGGCTGAGGCAGATACCTTCACGGTTGAAGCCGGTGCCGCCCAAGGTGAAGCCGCTGCCTAAGGTGGCGGACAGCTTCTATCATTCGCCCGAGTGGCGTGACCTGGTGCGCGACATCAAGCGTGAGCGTGGTGCGTTCTGTGTCACCTGCGGATCGGGCAAACGAATTGTCGGCGATCATATCGTCGAGCTCAAGGATGGCGGTGCCAAGCTGGACCAGAACAACGTCCAGCTGCTCTGCCACGTCTGTCATCAACGCAAGACGGCACGGGAGCGTGCCAAACGGGCGGTCGGGCAAGCTGGCTGACCGGGGGGTGGTCGAAAGTCTGCAGGGTTCACCGCGCGCCGACCACCGTGTCTCTCATTTGGAGGTTTTTTTCAGTGGCTGGCAATTTTTCGGGGGAGTTCGACCTGTTCGGGCACCCGATACCTGTGCGTCGGACGATGCGCGGGCGCCCGGCGCATGTGCGCACCACTGAAAATGCCAACAAAATCAATCTGTTATTCGCAACCGGTGAAGATGAGGATGCGGCGGCTGCCGCGCTGAACATCTGCACCAAGACGCTGCGGAAGCATTACTTTCCGGAGTGCGACAAGCGGGCTGCCGCTGCCGCTGCCGCCAAGGCCAAGCTGCTGCAGATGCTGTGGACGCTGGCCGAGGCGGGCAAGCCCGCTGCGGTCAAGGAACTGTTTGCGCGGATCGACAAGGGCGACCTGGACCGTATGCGGTTGCCGGCGCGTCCGGCCAAGCCTGCGCCGATCGGCAAGAAGGATCAGCGGTTGCTGGATGCCCGCACAGCCGGGGAAGGCAGTGAATGGGACGGCCTGCTGAACAGCTGACCGCTGCAGCGGCTGTGGATCCCTGGGACTTCTCATGCCCGGACTGGAAGCAGCGGCTGATCGACGGCCGCAGCCTGGTGCCGGACCTGCCGCTTGATCCGGACCTGGTCCGGCGTGCGGTGGGGATTTTCAACAATCTGCGCCTGCCGGATGTCGCCGACCAGCCCCGCTTGCGGGATGCGGCAGGCGACTGGCAGCGCGATGTTGTCGCCGCGCTGTTCGGCTCGGTCGACGCAGAAGGCATCAGGCGGGTGCGTGAAGCGCTGGTGCTGGTGCCGAAGAAGAATTCGAAGACCACCGGTGGCGGTGCCATCATGGTCACGGCGCTGCTGATGGACCCGGTCCCTCGGCAGCCATACTACATGCTCGGGCCGACACAGGAGATCGCGCAGCGCGGTTTCGACCAGGCCGCGGGGATGATTGATGCCGATCCGGTGCTGCGCAAGCGGTTCCAGATCAGGGCTCACCTGAAGACCATCGTCGATCTGCGGACGCAATCGTTCCTGAAGATCCAGACCTTCGACGAGAAGGTCGCGACGGGCGGCATCCCCAAGGGGCTGCTGATCGACGAGGTGCACATTCTGGGCAAGATGCCCTACGCGGCGCGGGTGCTGGGTCAGCTGCGCGGCGGTCTGGTGGCGAAGCTGGACGGGTTCATGGTGATGATCACCACCCAGTCCGACCAGCCACCGGCGGGCGTGTTCCGCAACGAGCTGCAGATTGCCCGGGCGATCCGCGATGGCCGAGTAACCGGCGTGGCGGCCAACATGTTGCCGGTGCTGTACGAGTTTCCGGAAGAGGTCCAGACTGACCGCAAACGGCCATGGGAGAACAGCAAGACCTGGCACATGGTGCTGCCCAATCTTGGGCGGTCCTGCCACCTGTCGCTGCTCGAGGCGGACTACGCCAGCGCGAAGGAAAAGGGCGAAGAGGAAATAAGGCGCTGGGCCTCCCAGCATCTGAACATCGAGATCGGGCTGGGCCTGCACAGCGAACGATGGCGCGGGGCTGACCATTGGGAACAGGCGGTGGACAACAGTATCCAGTCGCTGGATGAACTGCTCGAGCGGTGCGAGGTCGCCGTGGTCGGTATCGACGGCGGTGGTCTGGACGATCTGCTCGGTCTGTGCGTTGCAGGGCGTGAACGTGACACGCAACGCTGGCTTTTCTGGTTTCATGCCTGGGCGCACCGCTCGGTCCTGGAACTCCGCAAGGTGATCGCTGCCGAGCTTCAGGGCTTTTCCGACGATGGCGACCTGACATTCTGGGATGATGGCGATGAAGATATCAAGGGCGTAGCCGATATCGTCGAGAAGGTCGCGGCCACCGGTCTGCTGCCGGAAAAGTCCGCGATCGGACTGGACCCGCAAGGGGTGGGCGTGCTGCTCGACGAACTGAGTGATCGGGAGATCACCGAGGAGCAAATGACCGCGATCGGCCAGGGTTTCAGGCTCTCGTCGGCGGTGTGGAGCATGGAACGCAAGCTGCAGAACAGGACAGCGGCTCACCTTGGTGGGCGGCTGATGGCGTTCTGTGTCGGCAATGCCAAGGCAGAACAGCGCGGCAACGCCGTGCTGATCACCAAGGAAGCTGCCGGCAAGTGCAAGATTGACCCACTGATAGCGGGTTTCAACGCGGTGAAGCTGCTCGAGCGGAACCCGGAAGCGGCGGGGTCGGGTCGGTCGGTCTACGAAGAGCGCGGGCTGTTGAAGGTCTAAGGGAGGCGGTGTGAGTATTATCAATCGCTTCACGCGATGGCTTATGGAAACGCCGCAGGATTCTGGCGCCATGCAGCCGCGTGCGGCGATCACGTCGGCGGGTGGTGGTCTGGTCATTACCAGCTCGAGCGAACTGGAAGAGGCGCTACGCGGCGGCGCGGTGAGCGGCGCTGGAGAAGCTGTCAACGCACAAACCGCGATGCGCGTTGCGGCGGTTTATGCCTGTGTGCGGATCATTGCCGGAGCTGTCGCGACGTTGCCGCTGCAGATAAAGCGGCGCGTGAATGATGGTGTCCGCGAGGATGCGAGCGACCTGGCGATTTCTCTGGTTCTGAACCGGAAGCCCAACATCTGGCAAAAGCCTGCCCAGTTCAAAAGGATGATGCAGGCGCATGTTCTGTTGCGCGGGCAAGCATTCGCGCTGATTAGCCGGGATGCGTCTGGAAGTGTGGTCGCCCTGATCCCGCTACACCCGGACAGAGTGACGGTGAAGCAGCTCGACACACTGGAGCTGGAGTATCGGTACACCCGGAAGGACGGTCGGCTGCTGACTTTCACCCAGCCCGAAGTGCTACACCTCATCGGATTGACGCTTGACGGGATCAATGGCGTCTCGCCGATAACCTATGCGCGCGAGACCATTGGCCTGGCGCTGGCGATGGAGCGGCATGGGGGTGCTGTGTTCCGCAATGGTGCCAATGTCTCGACTGCGCTGAAACATCCGGGGAAGTTGAGCCAAGAGGCTCACGCGAGCCTGCGGGAAGGCATGAGCGAATTCCGCAATGGCGGCGCCCGTGAAGGCGAGACAATCATCCTGGAAGAGGGGATGAGCCTGGAGCGGATGGCGCTGACGGCCGAGGATGCGCAGTGGATCGAGGGGCGCAAATTCTCGCGGAGCGACATCGCCATGTTCTTCGGTGTTCCGCCGCACATGATCGGCGACACCGAGAAGGCGACCAGCTGGGGCAGTGGTATCGAGCAGCAGTCGCAAGGGTTTGTGACGTACACGCTCGAAGACCACCTGACGATGTGGGAAGAGACGATCAATCTGGATTGTCTCGACCCTACCCGCAACCCTGGCGTGTACGCCAAGTTCAATCGTAATGCCTTGGTCAAGGGCGATCTGAAGAGCCGCTGGGAAGCATATGTGAAGGCCATGCAGTGGGGTGTTTTCAGCCCGAACAAGGTCCTCGAACTGGAAGATGAGAACCCCCGCCCCGGCGGCGATGTCTATTATGATCCGCCAAACATGGCAGGCGGCAGCCAAGGGAACAGTCTAAATGAGCCTGCGTAACCTGCCTGAAGCGCGCATCTTTGAACGCCCGCAGAGCCTTGACTGGGACGTGCCCAGCGATCTGCTGGCAAAGTGGGCTGAACAGCCGCTGGCACTTGCTGGAAGCGATGCCAACACCATCGATATGCTGGATGTGATCGGCGAGGACTGGTGGACTGGTGGCGGGGTCACCGCCCAGCGCGTTGCTGCCCGGCTAAAGGAAATTGGTCAAGGTGATGTGCAGGTCAACATCAACAGCCCCGGCGGCGACATGTTCGAAGGCATCGCCATTTATAACCTGCTGCGCGCCCATCCGGCCAAGGTGACGGTCAACGTCGTCGGGATTGCCGCATCCGCAGCGTCCACCATTGCGATGGCCGGCGACCATATCAGCATGTCGCTAGGTTCTTCGCTGATGATCCACAATTGCTGGAGCGTCGTGATCGGCAATCGCCATGATCTGCGGTCTGCGGCCGATGTGTTCGAAGGTTTCGATGCAGGCCTTGCCGACATTTACGAAGCGCGCAGTGGTATGTCCCGCGCCGAGATCGTCACCATGATGGACGGCGAATCGTACATCGGACCAAGTGAGGCCGTGCAGATGGGGCTGGCTGACGAAGTCGCGTCAGCGGTGCCTGCAGGCAAGCCCGCTGCCGCAAAAAAGGACAGCGCCCTTATGGCCAAGCGGCAGACCGAAGCTGCCCTGGCACGGGCAGGATTTTCTCGTCGCGATCGTCAATCGATGATCTCGGCTCTCGGGGGCCAGCGTGATGCAGCCCCATCCACCGCGCGCGATGCAGGTGTCACCGAAGCTGCTCTCAAGCAGCTGATCGAAGCCATGAAGTCCTAAACGGAGATATCAACATGACGATTGCATTGAACTCGCGTGCGCGCGGGATCCTCGGCGTGCGCGCCGATGCGGGCAACCTGCCCACCATCATCGCTGAAATGCAGCAGACCTTCCAGGCGTTCAAGGATGAGCGTGACAAGGAACTGGCCGACATCAAGAAGGGCCTGGCGGACTGTGTGCAGACCGAAAAGGTCGAGCGCATCAACGCCGAAATCGGGACTCTGACCACGGCGATCAACGATGCAAAGGCTGCGCTTGATGCGCTGCGCGTGGGCGGTGGTGGCAGCCAGCCGATCGATGCCGACGTGCGTGCTCACTCGGATGCCTTCAACCGCTGGTTCCGCCGCGGGGGAGATCCCGAGGCCCTGAAGCAGTTGCAGATGAAAGCCAAGCTGACCACCCAGTCGGACCCCGATGGCGGCTTCCTGGTGCCGACCGAGATGGAAGGCACCGTCGATCGCGTGCTCGCGACCGTCTCGGCAATGCGTGGTCTCGCCCGCGTCGTTCAGGTCAGCTCCGACGAGTATTCGAAGCTGGTCAACCTGGGCGGAACCACGTCGGGATGGGTTGGCGAGGAAGAAGCTCGCGCATCTACCTCGACCCCGACTCTGTCGAAGATCACGATCGCTGCCGGTGAAATCTATGCCGAGCCGGTGACCACCCAGCGCATGCTGGACGATGGCATCGTCGATGTCGCGGCCTGGCTGGCGGACGAGGTCTCGGTCGAATTTGCCGAAGAGGAGGGCCTGGCCTTCATCAGCGGCAATGGCGTGAACAAGCCACGCGGTATCTTGGCATACGACACCGTCGCCAATGCCAGTTATGCCTGGGGCAAGCTCGGCTTCACGGTCACGGGTGCTGCGGCAGCTTTCGCCACCTCGAAGCCCGCCGATGCCATCATCGATCTGTTCTATTCGCTGAAGGCCGGCTACCGCAACGGTGCCAGCTTCCTGACGTCGGATGCCGTGCTCGGCACGATCCGCAAGTTCAAGGGCAGCGATGACAACTATCTGTGGTCTCCGCCGACTGTTGACATGCCTGCCACCATCCTCGGCAAGCCTGTCGAGACCGATGACAACATGTCCGCTTTGGGGGCCAACGCGTTCCCGGTTGCCTTCGGCAACTTTCAGCGCGGGTATCTGATCACCGATCGCAAGGGAATCACGGTCATCCGTGATGACATCACCTCCAAGGGTAACGTCAAGTTCTACACCACCAAGCGTGTTGGTGGCGGCGTCGTCAACTTCGAGGCGATCAAGCTGCTGAAGTGCTCGACCTGATCCTGACCTGACAGGCCAAGGATCACATTCCCTTCCCCACCGGGCCCGCGCGAGCTGGCCCGGTGGCTTCATGCAAAAGGACATCGACATGAAGGACCTTCACAACAACATGGCGCTGGTCGCCGCTCTCATCCCGGCGGTCCAGTCCGCCACCGCGACTTCTGCGGCGATCGACCTGCAGGGTTTCAATGCCGCAGAGGTGCTGATCAATACCGGCGCCATTGCCAGCGCTGGTGACTTCACCGTGAAACTGCAGGAATCGAACACGACCACCTCGGGCGATTTCACCGATGTGGCGGCTGCCGATCTGCTGGGCACCTTCCCTGCCAGTCTGGCGGCGGACAGTGTCTACAAGGTGGGCTACAAGGGGCCGAAGCGGTACATCCGCACGGTTGCCACCAAGAACAGCGGCACCAGCATCATCGCCGGTATCATGGTGGTGAAGGGCAACCCTGCCATCGCTGCGCCCGTCGCCTGATCCTGCTTTCCTCACATTCGCTGGTGGCATCATGCTTTTCACCCTGACTCCTGTCGACATCGTCGAGGGTTATGGTGAGGGCATCCTGTCGCTGGCGGATGCGAAGGCGCATCTTCGGATCCTGCACGATGACGAAGACGACAAGATTTCGTTCTGCCGCGATGCCGCCATCCAGGCGGTTGAGCAATACACCAATGTGCGGCTTGGTCGCACGACGGGCATGGTCGCCAAGTTCGAGGGTTTCGGCCCGGGAATGCGCATGGGTGTTGGTCCTGCGGCGACGGTGGAGGTCACGGGCATCAGCTACGTTGGCAGCGATGGCAGCCCCGTGGACATGGATGCAGGCAGTTGGCGGCTTGATGTGCTGGGGGGGCTTTTGCCCGCGCTCAACGCCGCCTGGCCGACGACATACGGCCCTGTCACCGTGACCTTCACCGCTGGATACACGAATGCGAACCGCCCTCCCGTTCTGGTGATGGCGGTGCGGATGATGCTGGTCCAGATGTTCGAGAACTGGGAAGATATGCTTTCCGGCGAGGTGACCATCGTCGCGCAGCCCGGCTTCAAGTTCTACTGTGACCAGGTGCGGATGCCGGTGATATGAAAACGCCACGGTCGCGCCGGTTCAACAAGGTGGAGTTTCGGCGCAAGGGCGCGGCGACGGAGAATGCCGCGGGTGAGCCCGTTGCGGGTTCGTCCACGCTGATCGCGCCAGCCTGGGCTGCAATCTTCTACGGCAAGGGGGCTGAGCGCCGAGAGGCTGCGATCGAGGGCGCCAGCCAGTCGGCCACGTTCAATGTCGACACCAATGCTGCGCTTCGCGGCGTGACGGTCGGCGATTTCATCCAGTTCGGCGGTTCGGACTGGGACATCGCCAGCATCAACCCCGTCGATCGCAGTGCCATTGAATTCACGGCGGTGCGCCGCACCAGCCTGATCGCGGGGACCTGACATGCTGGTAAAGACCAAGATCGAACATGCGAATGACCATGGTGACAAGCGGTTCAAGGCTGTCGGCGATATATACAGCCACCCTTCGCCAGCGACATTGATCGCCACCGGCCATGTCGAAACGGCCAGTGCGGTACGGCGCCGGCGCAAGCCCGTGGTGGATCAGGCGGATGATTGAATTTGCGCTCAGCGGTGTTGAGCATGCTATCTCTGCGGTCCGGAATATCGGTGCGGCGGTGACTGACGACACAATCAAGCCCGAGGCGATGAAGGCGCTTGAGCCGGTGGCTGAAACGGCTCGCATGCTGGTTCCAGTCCTGTCGGGCGACCTCCGCGAGTCAATCGTGGTCGGCGACCATCTGCAAGCTGCGCCTGCCCGCGGCGGTCGGCGCAGCGCCGGGGTTTATGTCGGAGTCCTGGCGGGGCAGGCCTTTCACGGCTGGTTTGTCGAAGCGGGAACTGTGAAGATGGCTGCGCAGCCGTTTCTTGCCCCGGCGTTTGAACAACACCGCGATGAGATTGTGGACATTCTGGGCAAGGGCGCTGGTCGCCTGATCCTTCAGGCCAACTGATATGGAAGAGGCGCTGGTTGAACGGCTGCGCGCTGCCAGTACGGTGGCGGCTCTGGCCGGCGTGTTTAACGGGCGGCCGACCATTGATGTCGGGGAGCGTCGATCGGACCAGGCCACGGCTTTTCCGGCGGTGCATATCCAGACGGTGTCGCCCGGGCGGATGTACGATCAGGACGGTCCGCAGGGGCTGCACGATCCACGTGTTCGCTTCGAGTGTTTCGGCCTGACCTGGCTGGCCGCCAAGCAGGTCGCGCGGGCGATAACGCAAGAGCTTGAAATTCCGGCGACGGTTGGTGGCATCCGCTTCCACCGTGCCAAGCTGGTGTTCGAACGGGACATGAATGCTGAAGACCTGGACGGTGGGATCAGGGTCTTCTGGACAGTCCGCGACATGATGATCCCCTACACCTCTGCATAAAGGAAAGTTGATATGGCAACTGGTGACGGCGTCCTTTCGGACGGCACTGAACTGCACCTGACGAACGCATCGGATACGCTGACCAAGATCGTCGGCCTGATGAGCGTCAATCGGCCGACGCTCTCGATCGGCAAGGTCGAGAACACGGACCACAGCAGCGGCAAGGTGAAGAGCTACATCCCTGGCCATGGCGATGTCGGAGAACTGACCGCGACGATCAAGTATGAGCCCGGCAGCGCGACTGACCTGCTGTTGCTCGAGCATCTGGCAAGCCGTGAAAAGCGTCCGTTCAAGATCGTGACCGTCGAAGAAGATGGCACCACGCAGGACAACACGGGCACCATGTTCCTGATGAGCTATGTGCCCGATGATGCGCCTCTGGGCGCCATTCGGACAGCGACGCTGACGGGTCAGCCCGGAGTCATCGCGCAGGCCGCGACCACCGTTTAAAGGACTCAGGCAATGGCAAGTCCCCTTGAGGGTAGCGCGACCTTCACGTTCGAAGGCCACGAATATCACCTGAAACTCGGCAATCGCGCCTTCTATCATGCTGAAGATGTTTTGGGTTTCTCGGTGCTCGATGCTGTCGACGAGATGAAGGCGGCACTCGACACCGGAAGAAATCCGCGGCTGCAGACGATCGTCGCACTGGTCTATGGCGGGTTGAAGGATAATCACCCGCTGATCACCGAAGACCTGGTGGTAGAGATGTTCATGTCGGAAAACCCGGCAGTGCGCGAAGCGGTGATGAAGGCTCTGCGTGGCGGCCAGATGCCCGACAGCGCACCCATCGGCGCTTCGGCGGGACAGGCGGGAAAGGGTCGCCTGGCAAAGCCGGATGGGACTGGGAAGTAATATTCCAGACCTGGTGTCAGGCGGGTTACGACCCGTCGGCATTCTGGCACCAGACACCGCGTAGCACGATCCTGTCGCTATGGGGCGCAAAGGCGCGTTTCGAAGCGGAGTTCCGAAACCATGTCATGTCGGCATGGCTCGCCGGGATGCTCAGCCAATGCCCGCCTGCTCATTACCCAAAACTTGAAAACATGATCGGCGGCGAAGGCGAGCAGCCCAAGCCTGCCGAAACGTTCACACCCGATGAAAGCGCGGCGAACGCGCGGGCATGGGGTGCCTGGTTGCGCGCTGGAGAAAAGCGAGCATCGAAACAGAAAGGCGGGTGACGGTCTGAGCTGGCTGAGGCACATTATCGGCTTTCAGCCAGGGAGTGGATGATGAGAATCGGTCTGGGATTGGTTTTGGCTTTGGCGGCCTCGCCTGCGATGGCGGCGGATCAGTTCGATCTTGAATGTGTTGGGACAACCACAGAAACCATCGAAAACGAGCAAAGATCAAAAGTAAGTGCAATAGTCGACTTGATCATAGACATAAAATCAGGCCAATACTGCTACAAGCCATGCGAAAAGGTTCTACCGATAAAAGAAGTGTTCGCTGATAGGATAGTGTTGCGGGCGTATTCAGCATCGGAACCCGGTGTCCGTATCGACTTTTTGGCGAAAATTGATCGGAAAACTGGTCAATACACCTATATTGCTGATACACTTCTGCCGACGCGCAGGAATAAGACTACTGCTGGCATGTGTTCTATAAAGCCGTTCACCGGCTTTCCATCAGTTAAGTTTTAGTTTCTGTTGCCTCTGCGGCTTCCCTTACAAGCCGCCGGATCGCCTCGGCGCGCGACGGTATCTCGGGCTGCAGCCTACGCCAGTTGTCAAGCTGACGCAGGAATTCATCGTCGACACGCATCTGGAAGGTTCGGATATGCTGCATCCGCAATGTCTACATTGCAGGTTGACGGCGGGCAATAGTGTTTGTAATTACAAACGAGGCGGCAAGGTGCTGAAACACCGCTGCCGCCTCTAACCATCAACATGGAGTTGACCCATGCCTCAGGCTGTTTCGACCGTTATCATTCCGCTGCACGGAATGTCAGCGGGAATTTTGCGTAGTGTATCCCATTCGCCTGCCGACAGGCTGGATGATATGGAAACCCGGCTCGACAAGTTGCGCACCCTTGCCGGGGTTTTGATGAACCGGCGCGACGTCAATACCGAGGTCGGTGACCTGATTGGTCTACTGCATGATGGCATCGATGCCTGCATGATGCTGTGCAATGGGCCAGCGGCAGAGTATTTTGCGGACCGCCCGTTTGAACGGGAGATGTTGGCATGAACGCGCTGGTTGCCATCACGCCAGCAGGTGCGCGGACGAACAGCCGCCTTGTCGCCGACGCATTCGAAAAGCAGCACAAGGATGTGCTGCGCGCGATCGATGTGATCCTCGACCGCAAGCCCGAACTGCGACAGCGCAATTTTACGCTGTCGGAGGAAATGCACGATGCCTCGGCGGCGCCGAGACCAGTCAGGGTTTTCGAAATGGACCGTGACGGGTTCTGTCTGGTCGCCATGGGCTTCACCGGCGAGAAGGCGCTGGAATGGAAGCTGGCGTTCATCGAGGCGTTCAACGCGCTGGAGCATCATGTTCTTGAGGCGGCAGAAGAAGAGCCGGTCCGGGATATCCCGGCGCTGGACTTTGACGCGATGGCCGAGCGGATGCGGATGGTTCGCGAAGCACGGCTGCTGTACGGCAGGAGCGCGGCGAAACGACTGTGGGTTGATCTGGGTCTGCCGGATGTTTCGCCAAAGGCTGCGCCGCTGACGATCACCGGGTACGCGATTGAAGAGACTGTGGGTGACTGGATGTCTGCCTGCACTACTTTCGTCACCGGTCACAAGGTGGAAGCGACCGCTCTTTACAGGCATTATGTCTGGTGGTGCACCAGCACCGACCGCCGCCATGTTTCGCAGAGTGCGTTCGGGCGGCAGCTGACGTATGCCGGAATCTATGGCCGCCACTCCGGGCGGGTCCATCGCATCGGGCTGAAGCTGCTCGACTGACACGAAGACGAAGTTTCAATTCAAGGCCTGCCGGGCAACCGGCGGGCCTTTTTGTTTGGGAAAACCATATGCCGGGACCGATTGCATCGCTGAACGCGGCCCTGGAGTGGGACCTGCAGGATTTCGACCGTGGCACGCGCCATATCGAGATGTCGTTCGGGAAGATCCTGACGCTGGGCCGGGATATGGCAGAAGCGTTCAACCGCTTTGGCCAGCGTATGACGGTAGGGATCACCGCGCCGATGGTCGCGCTGGCGGGGTTCACAGTCAACGCTGCCAGCAACCTGGAGGAGCTGCAGAGCGCGTTCGACTATACGTTTGGCACCAGCGCTGCCGCCATGAATCGCTGGGCTGACCAGACGGGCAATGCCATGGGCCGCGCCACCAGTGAAATGAAGGCTGGTGCGCTGGCGATGGGCCAGTTGTTCAAGCAGGCCGCACCGACCGAAGCGGCGGCTGCCCGCCTGTCGCAGAAGTTTACCGTGCTCGCACAGGACGCCGCCAGCTTTTACAATACCAGCTTTGATGAGGCCCTGGCCAAGATCCGATCGGGTCTGTCTGGTGAAAGCGAACCACTGCGCGATTTCGGCGTTTATCTGAGTGAAACCGCGGTGAAGTCCAAGGCGCTCGAACTTGGAATGATCAAGGTCGGCGAGGAGCTGACCGAACAGGGCAAGATCATGGTGCGGGCAGTGCTGATCCAGCAGGGCCTGGCCGATGCCAATGGCGATGTTGCGCGGACTGCTGATGGCTTTGCCAATCGCGTGCGCGCGTTGCGGGCCGACATAAAGGAACTGGGCGAGGAAATCGGCCAGGGGTTGATGAAGCACGCGGAGCGCCTGGTGGGCTGGGCGCAGGATGCGGTCCGATGGGTGAAAGAGCTGCCGCCCGGTGTAAAGGATGCCGCGGTAGCGTTCGGCATTTTCGCAGCAGCGATTGGCCCCGTTGCGCTGGCGATCGGCGCACTGGCCGCCACGGTGTTGCCGCTGTTCCTGGCAAACATGGGGCCGGTGTTTCTGGTGGTTTCCGCACTGATCAATCCGCTGGGCACGGCAGTGGTTGTGCTGGGCAAGCTGGCTGGCGAGATCGGGCTGGTTGGGCGCGGGCTTGGGTTGCTCGCCACGGGTGCTACCCGTTTTCTGGGGCCCTGGGGCCTCGCGCTCGCCGCGGTTATGACGTTCAGCGATAGCATCGGATCAGCGTTGACCAAGATCGGCAATATGGTGCGCGATTTTCTGGGTCCGGCGGCGCAGCGCGTGGTGCAGGAATTCGGTGCGGCCTTCGCTGAGATCGGAGCCCTATTTGACCAGATCGCGCAAAGTGAGGTGGGGCAGGTGCTGGCCACCATCTCTGACCATCTCGGGAGGTTCGCAGAAGCGGTGGTTCTTGCGTTCGGCACTGGCGTCATCGGCGCGATCGCTAACTTCCTGGATCTGGTTCAGGGCATCGCGGAATATGTTCGCGGCATTGTGCAGACCGTATCGGCCCTGCTGCAGGGTGATTGGGCGGCCGCGTGGCAGGCAGCGGGGAATGTCGTCGCGCGGGCTGCGACGCGCATTGCCAACCTCATCCGGGGCGTGATGCCCTGGCTGGCTGGTGCGCTTGATCTGATGGCCCGGCTGACCGGGGATGGTTCGGCCCTGCCTTCTGCCGGTGGCCGCGGCACGCGGAGCGGCGGGGCTGGAGGAATGATCAATTTCGTTCAGTCCCGTTCGGGGCGGGCACTGGAATCTGCCGATATGACTGGTGGTGGACGTTACGCTGTGCCCGGCTCTGGCGGTGGTTCTAAAGGTCGCAAGGGTGGCGGAGGACAATCCGGCCCGAGCCCCGAAGAGCTTGCAGCGCGAAAAGAGGAAATCCGTCTGGAGCAGGCGCTGGCGGTGGCGCGCGCAAAAGGCGATACCGATGCCGAACGTTCGATCCAGCGGCAAATCGATCTGAAGGCGGAAGTCGCTAAATTCGAGCGCGCGGGGCTGGATACTGCAGCAGCAAAACTGGCTGCGGAAAAGAACATGCTTGAGCTGGAGCAGGCGCAGGCGGAAGCGCAATTGCGATCAATAGCAACCGCAGAGCGTGAATTTGACATTCAGCTGGCCGAGCTGCGCAATGATTATGAGGCGTTGAGATTTCTAAAGGACGAAGAGTATCTCGAAAAGCGAATTGCGTTTTGGAAGGGCGAGAGACGCTCTGCCGCTGAAGCGGAGAGGGATGCTGTCGATGATTTGAGGGTTCTGGAGAAGGCGCGAGCCGAACAGGTCGCGCGTCGTCTCGGAGAACAGGAAGATGCTCGCCAGATCGAGCTGGCAAGGCTTCGTGGCGATGATCCGCTGCGCATCATCGCGCTTGAAGAGCGTCGCCGCAGGCTCGATCGCGAAGATGAGCTTCGGTCGGGCGGTATGCGGCCAGAAGAGGCGCAGGCCAAAGCCATGCAGGAGGGCGCTGAGCGATCCCGCGCGGCCCTGACCGGTACGTTCCGCGATACCTTTCGGTCTGGCCTGCAGGCGGCAATGAACGGCGATCTGGGAGGCTTCTTCAAGAACTGGATCGAGACCCGGGCATTTGATGCGCTGGCGCGCGTTCTGGACCGTCTGGCCGATGGGTTGGCCGATCTGGTCAGCGGTGGCAGCCGAGGCGGTGGTGGCCTGTTCGGTGTGCTGAAGGGTGCGCTTGGTATTGCGGGGGCGATCAGTGGCGCTGGAGGCTTTGCGTCTGTCAGCAGCGCAGGCTCGGCTGTGGGCAACGCAGCTGCGCGGGCAACAAGGTCGACCGCGGCGCTGCCACGGTTCAATTCGGGCGGTTGGGGCACGATCAAGGGCTTCCCCGGAATCGACACGAACACCCTCAGCCTGAACGGCAACCCGATCGCGCGGGTGTCGAGCGGCGAGTTGCTGAATGTGCAGCGCGCAGCGGTGGGCTCAGCATCAAGTGCGGGAGTGCAGGTCAAGGTTGTCAAGGGCGATATGTTCGACGTGATAGTCCAGCAAATCAGCGCTGGCGTGGTCAGTGCTGCAACGCCGGGCATCGCTGTCCAGGGCGGACAGCTGGGGTCCGAAATGGCCGCCTCGAATGCGGCCCGGTCTTCGCGGAGGCGCGTGCGATGATCGAACTGCCGAGCTTTGCCAATCCGAACAATGCTGTGCCGATGTTCATGGATGCGGGCTTTACCCAACGTGGCGTGCAGTCCCTCGCGCGAATCAACCGAAAGGGCGGGCGCTACAAGGTCGCTTTCAGTTTTGGACCGTATCTGCCTGCGCAAGGCGACATCATGGTGGCTCGTCTGATCGCGGGAAAGCAGGCTGGACTGCGGGTCAAGTATCCGCTTCTTAAAAGCCAGGGTTCTCCGGGCTCTCCTCTGCTCAACGGCGCTGTTACGACGGGGCGCATCATCAACATCGATGGGCTCACGCCCGGGTATGTCTGCAGCGAGGGCTTCTTTCTCTCGATCGTCAAGGACGGCAGGCACTATCTGCACAGCGTCGGAATCGGCGGCACGGCCAATGGTGCCGGTCAGCTGCAGATCGAGCTGAACGAACTGCTGCGCGACCCGATGCCAGACAACGCGGTCATCAACCTGGCTCAGCCGATGGTTGAGGGCATTGTCGAGGGTGACTCCTGGCAGTGGCAACTGCCTGATGACGAACTTATCCGCATCGAGTTCACGATCGAGGAGGTCCGCTGATGGTCGGCATCACCGGTCTGCTCAAGATCGAACTGCCGGGTCACACTGTGCTGCTGACGGATGGTGGATCAACGGTGTTCGATGGCGAGACCTACACGTCGTATGATGAGGTTGTGGGGTCCCTGGCGGCTGTCGATACGATTGCCGAGGGGATCGGTGATGAAATCCCGGCGCTTGACCTGACATTTTCACCGCCGAGCGTCGCCGCAGTTTCGGCTTTATCTTCGGGTGCAGTCCAGAGAAGCCGGGTTTGGCTCTGGCTGGCCGAATACGACACGACGACGGGCGCGGTCATCGGCACCCCCGAACTGCGCTTCATAGGCTTTGTCGATCAGCCGCAGACCAGCTTCGCCTATCGCCAGCTGACATTGCAAATCACGGCGGTGCCGGAGCTTGAGGCGATGTTTTTCAAGGATACCGGCAACGGCCTGTCGATCTCATTCCACAAGGCGCTCTACCCGGGCGAGCTGGGACACGACAATGCCAGCGGCTTGTCGATCCCGATTGCCTGGGGCGTTGAGTCCCCGCCGCGCGGGTCTGTTTATTTCGCCGGCGGCTTTGGGGGCGTGGGCGGGTCATTCGACGGTATAGGGGCTCCGAACCAGCGATGAACGAGATCGAACTGCGCCGCGCGGCGGTCATCGCCACCCAGCAGCGTTTTGAAGACAAGCCGTTTGACTGGTCGAAAGCAGCGACCTGCATTCATCTGGTGCGCTTCCACGCCGCGCAGATGGGCCACAAACTGCCAGTCGTGCCGCGTTTCCGTACCGCCCTGTCCGCCAAAAAGGCGCTGCTCGAAACCGGCTTTGCGACTCTGCCAGACCTTCTGGACAGCATGTTTCCGCGCATTCCGCCTGCCTTCGCGCGCGTGGGCGACATCATGGCGCTGCCGGGTGACGATGGCTGGCACGCGCTGGCCGTCAAGGGCGACAAGGTGAAGTTTCTTGGCTGGCACGAGGACGCGGCGGGCTGCACGATCATGGAGGTTGATATGAGTGCAGCAACCGGGGCTTGGCGGCTATGAGCAAGACGCTTCGGAAAGTCGCCTTGATCGCGGGTGCAGTCGCACTTGTCGCGACCGGGGTGGGCGCAGCAGCGGGCGCAGGCCTATTCACAGCCGCAACCGCCGCAGGCGCTGCAACTGCGGCCTCGATCGCCGCAACAGCCACAACAATCGCAACGGTCGCCAGTCTGACCGCTGGTGTCGCAACTCTCGGCGCGCAGATCACCGCACCCAAGCCAACAGCGCGCGGGTCCACCACCCGCCTCATCATCGACGCAGAGCCGCCGCGCCCGTACATGATCGGCGAGAGTTACAGCGCCGGCATCCTGCGCCACCGTGTCGGCTATGGCGCCACGCTCAAGAAGGTGCCGAACCCGTTCCTGTGGGAAGTGAAGGTCTTCTCCGGCGTCGGCCCTGTCGAGGCGCTGGTTGAAGAACAGTTCGATTTCGGATCGGTCGGCGGCTATTATTCCGGCTTCTACAGCAGCACCTCGCAGCTTGGGGCGCGACCCGAGGGTGGCGCGCTTACCCCGCCATTCGGCGCCGCGCCTGGCTGGTCATCCGCCCACAAGCTTTCCGGCTGCGCGGCGATCGGCGGCAACTACAAGTTCGACAAGGACGGTAAGGTCTTTGCGTCCGGCGTCCCGCTGCACGGTGCGATCTGGCGTGGCGAAAAGGTATATGATCCGCGCCTCGACAGTACCTATCCCGGTGGGTCGGGCTCGTGCCGCCTGGGCGTCGAGTCCACCTATGTCTATTCGGCATCTCCTCCCCTGCATGCGGGCACCTATGCGTACGGCCGCTATCAGAACGGGGTCCGCATCTTCGGGCTTGGCCTGAGCGGCGATGCGATCGACTGGGCGGCCATCGTCGACTGGGCAAACGACTGCGACACGGTCGACTGGACCATTCACGGCACGATCTACGAGGGCGGTCGCGGCGCGGATGTGCGCCAGCAGCGGGTGCAGAACCTCGACGACATCTGCGCTGCCGGCGGCGGCCGCTGGTTGCAGGCTGGCGCGCTGCTGTCGTTCGACTGGCATCGCCCGCGCGTACCGCTGGCCACCCTGACAGATGACGATCTGCTCGAGGAAGGCGGCAGTGCAACGGCCGTTCAGACCATCCGTGAGCGGATGAACGGCATTCGTCCCCAGTATGTCAGCCCCGCGCACAACTGGGAGCAGATAACCGCCGACGAGATCATCGGATCGACCTATCGCACCGAAGATGACCAGCCCCTCACCCAGACATGGGCGCTGAACCTGGTCAAGGATCCGGCTCAGGCGGGTGAACTGGCGTGCTACGCGCTGGTGGACAGCCGCGAGATCGGGCCAATCGAACTCAAGTGCAAAGCCGCCTGGCGGTTCTACAAGCCTGGCGAGACGATCACGATCAATTCGTCGCTGCTGGGCTATGAGGGGCAGGCGGTCATCATCGCGCGCGACCTCGACCCGCAGACGCTGGCGGTCAAGCTGGTGGTCAAGAGCGAGACACCCGCCAAGCACGATTTTGCGCTCGGCAAAGTGGCCGATCCGCCGCCATCGCCGATCCTGACCCAGACGCAGGAAGACCGCGATCTTGTGAAGTACGGGGCGATCACGCCGCGCGCGGTGGATGTCGTGTTCGCCGACGATCAGAACGTCGAGGAACTGCAGCCCGCCGAGCCCGGCGCGACGGAAGGCGCGGTCGTGCCGGTTCCTGGCAGCGGACAGCCCGGCAACATCAAGGATGGCGACGGCAACTATCGCGATCCCGGTGAACTGCTGAACAGCGAGATCGAATTGACCGCGGCAGGGCGCCTGCAATACCGCCCGCTGCCCGATGTGGCGCCGGTGTCGCTGGGGCAGCTTCACTTGCCCGATCTCAATGCGGTGAGCCAAGATGCGTTCCGCCGGGCCGAGGATGACATCGATCAGGTGGCAACCGCGCTGGCAGTCGCGCTCGATGAGGCATCGCGGACGCGCGCGACATTCACCGACGCCGGCTTCTATGTCGATCCCGCTACGGGGCAGGTCCGCATTCATGCGATCGAACAGACCAAGGAACGGGTCGGGACGGCAGAGATCAGGTTGAACGCTGCCGAATCCAGCATCCTTCTGCGCGCGACGAACAGCTATGTGAACGAGCAGATCGCGCTTGCGGTGATCGACCCGAGCCAGATTGCCGAGCTGACCGATATCTTCCTGCGCATCGGTGCCGCCGAGGTCGATATCGACGGCCTCAATGCCACAGTCACCACGCTGGCCACGGTAACGGAATTGAGCCTGGTCGAAGGCCGGGTCACCACCGCCGAGGAAGCGATCGATGCTCTGGAAGGCACGATCACCACCAAGGTCGACACCACCACGTTCGACGCACTGGCAACACGGGTCACCAGCGCCGAAACCACACTGACCGCGATCGGTGACACCGCCTCGATCGTTAATGCGGTGTCCTCTGTCCGTATGGTCGAGAAGGCGCAGGACGCCAATGCTGAGCAGGATCTGCGCGCACTGCTGCAGGGTGATCGCAACCAGCGCGAGCAGGTAACCGCTATTGCGGCGGCCCGGCAGGAACTGACCGCGCGCATCATCGACGGCGACACGGCAGAGGCAGCTTTCCGGCTGGCGCTGCAGGTGCGCGTTGGTGCGGCTGAGGCGTCGATTGCAACCGAAAGCCTGGCACGCGCATCACAAACCAGCGCACTCGCCAGCCAGATATTCAACCTGGGCGTATCGCTGGAAGATGAGGTCGGCACCCTGCAGGCCAATATCGACGAAGTGCAGCAGGCTATCGTTGATGAGGAGGGCGCGCGCAGCCTTGCTATCTCCGAGGTCAATGCCAGCATCACAGACCTCGCAACTGCGCTCAGCGACGAGGAGCAGGCGCGGGTCGATGCGATCAATTCCGCGACCGACACGCTCATCGGGCAGATCGAGGCCGAAGCTGCAGCGCGTGGCGAAGCGCTGACCGCAGAAGAAGAAGCCCGGATCGCCGCGCTTGAGGCCGAGCGTGCGCAGACCCTTGAAGATATCGCTGCCGAGCGGGAGGCGCGCGAAGGTGCCATTGCCACAATCGATGCCCGCGTCGAGGAAGTCGAGCAGGCCAGCGTCGACCGTGATGGCGAGATACTGGCAGGCATCAGCCGCGAGGCCTCGGTGTCGCGCGGATCGCGCACGGAACTCGACAAGCTGGTGGACCAGGTTCTTGGGGGGCTTCTCTACACCGACAAGACATCACGGCAGACCGGGCAACAGCTTGGCTTTGTCCGCGAGGAAATCACCGCGTTGCTCAGCAGCGAGATCAGCGGCGTTGTCAGCCGTGTTGTTGGGTTGGCGCTGCGCATCGGCGAGGCCGAGGGCTCGATTCGCGAACTCGATCGGGTGGTCATCGAGAACAATTCCACGCTGGTCCAGAGCATCGACAGTCTCAGCCTGAATGTCACGACAACGCGGACCGATCTGGAAACATCAATCTCGACGACGCGCACCGACCTCGAAGGCGAGATTTCGACCACCCGGGGTGATCTGGAAGGCGATATCAGCAGCGCGGTTGGCCGTGTCGACAACCTTGAGGGCGATCTTGCTGATGAGGTTGAGGCGCGCGAGGCCGGTGATGCTGCAGAGGCGGCGGCGCGCACGATAGAGATTTCCGGCGCGATCACTTCTGAACGGGTGCTCTGGCAGGAAGGCGACAGCATCATCGCCGGGACGGTCGAAACCGTTTCGTCGCGGGTGGATGATGCCGAGGCCAGCATTGCCTCGTTCGCCGAAAGCATCGACGGGCTAGAGGCCCGGCAAGGTGTGCGCCTCGATGTGAACGGTCGCGTCACCGGATATGTGCAGAACAACGATGGCGAGGAAGGCAACTTTACCATCGTCGCCGACAATTTCGAGGTGGTCGATCCCGATACCGGGGAGGTCTATCTCGGCGCCGACGAGGACGGCCTGCGCCTGCAGAACGGCAAGGTCGTGATGGACAACGGCGTCAACATGCTGGTGATGGGCGCCGGGTTCGGCGTCGATAGCCAGTTCGTGATGTGGTTCGGGCCGAGCCAGCCGATTGAAGATTGCAACGAGGCCGACGCGCTGTTCTTCCTCGATGTGACCGGCGACGGCGAATATGGCCTGCGCCTGGGCAGCAACTTCTACAAGAACAGCGGCACCGGCACGTCGCTGGCCAGCAACGCGCAGATCATCGTCGGGCCTTTCGTCACCGATGGCGGATCCAAGCAGGTGAGCATCGGCTACACCTATTTCCGCAATGTCCAGATCACCGATGCGTTTGTCTACACAGGGGCGGTGCAAGCCGTTCTCCGCGTCGAGCGAAGCGTCAACGGCGGCACCTGGGCAACGGTGGGCGATTACACCTTCAACGGCACAGCGACGGGCTTCGACGGTTTCGGCCCATCAGAGCCGGGCAGCGCGACGATCCAGATCAACCAGGCTGCGAGCTTCACTGACACCACCAGCGGCACGGGCACATTCAGCTATCGCGCCACCATCATCAGCCGTTCGGTTGATGGCCTCACGTCGACTGTCAGCCTTGAGGACACCCTCAACCAGACAGTCACCCTCATCAGCACCGAACAGATCACGTAAAGGAGCATCACATTGGCTTGGTATCGCTCGGGAACGATTTCCCTCACCAACGGCAACGCAACGGTCACTGGCAGCGGCACGGCGTTCATCGCCAACGCCAGCATTGGGGAAGGGCTTATCGCCCCTGATGGCCGGACCTATGAAATTACCAATATCGTGTCGGACACGTCACTGACGATCAGCCCGGCCTATCTCGGCAGCACGGCGAGCGGGCAGGCCTATGCAATCGCACCCCTGCGCGGCCGCATCGCTGACCTCATCGCCGAGACGAGCAGCCTGCTGGGTTCGTTCGCCACCGTGCGTGACGGTATCGGCGATGGCCTGTTCCCTGATGGAACAGTAAGCGTCCCAGCGTTCCGCTTCGCCGCGGACCAGGATACTGGGATCTATCGCTTCGGAACCAATACGATCGGCTTCGCGACCGGTGGCTCGGCCAGGATGATCATCAATGCTTCAGGCAATGTAGGTATAGGCACCACGTCGCCCATTGCGCCACTTCATCTAGTGGGCAACATCCGCCAAGACATTGGCTACAGTATCACCTTCTTCACAAACGATTATGGCATTGGTACGCCGGACAGCCTTGGCCTGCAATTGTTCTGCCAGAACATTGATACTATCCGTTTCGGAACTCGTGCATCAAACGTCTTCACCGAATTGTGGGCAATAGTCGGTTCAAGCGGAAATCTTCGACCTGCCGCAGATAACACCGTTTCGTTCGGCGAAGCCGCAAGGCGCGTCACCACAGTTTTCGCTGCGACCGGCACGATCAACACCTCGGACGAGCGCGACAAGCACTGGCGCGGCGAACTGAACGCCGCCGAGCTGCGCGCCGCCAGGCGCATCATCGCCGAACTCGGCATCTACCAGTGGAACGATGCCGTCGCCGAGAAGGGCGAGGATGCCCGCCTGCACTTCGGCGTTCGCGCCCAGCAGGCCTTCGCGATCATGGAAGACGAAGGGCTCGATTGGAGCCGCTACGCCTGGGCCTGCTATGACCAGTGGGATGAGCAGGCCGAGCCGATGCGGGGCGAGGATGGCGAGCCGACCGGAGAAACCCGCGTCACACTGGAAGCTGGTGATCGCTATGGCGTTCGGCCCGACCAGCTGGCGTTCTGGCTTATCGCTGCGCAGGCGGCGATCCAGGCTGATCTCGAGGCCCGCCTCGCCGCACTGGAAGCAGCCTGATCATGGACCTTATGGGAGAAGACGGCGGCAGGCTGGCCTCGGCATTCGCTGCAGGGTGGACCGCCGCCTCAACCTTGTTCGTCGGCGCCGGCATCTGGCTTCGCAACTTCCTGACAAAAAACCACACTGCGCAGATAGAGGCTCAAAAAGAGCTGATCGAGGTGGTGAAGATCGATTCCAAAGCGCGCGTCGATGCGCTTGAGGATGAGCTGCGAGAGGAACGCCGCCGCTGTGACGCAATGGAAACGCGGCTGATCGCCCGGATCCAGAACCTTGAAGGCGTCCTTCTGGCGCACGGCAACCCAAAGGTGCGCGGCGAACTGCAGGCGAGGGTCAACGATACCGGCCCGCCATTCAACGGAGAATGATATGATCACGACACTGCTGGACCTGCAAAGGTTCCTGAACAGGCACGCGCTGACCGGGCTGGTGGAGGATGGCAAGCCCGGGCCCAAGACGCGCGCGGGCATCATCGCCGGGTTCACCAACCGCGATGCCTCCAAGATCACCACCGCGCAGGTGCAGATGATCGCCGATCGCCTGGGCGCATCGCTCAAGCAGGTGCAGGCGGTCGCTAAGGTCGAGAGCAACGGCGGCGGGTGGAATGACCAGGGCCAGCCCAAGGCGCTTTACGAGCGGCATTATGCGTGGCGCAGGCTGCGCGTAAAGATCCCGTTCCTCTCCAACCCGGCGCCCGGCGGCTACACGCTCGACGCAGATCGCGACGGCATCAACGACAGCTGGGAAAAGCTGGCCGACATGGCGCTGCGCAATCCCGTGGTGGCGTTTGAGAGCGCATCGTTTGGCAAGTTCCAAGTCATGGGAGCCCACTGGAAGCATCTGGGCTATGCAGGCCCGGTCGAAATGGCATGGAGCCTGCGCGACACCGAGTTTGCGCATTACGACATGCTCGCCCGCTTCATCGAAACGAACGGCCTGATCCCGCACCTGCGCCGCCTGAGCACGAACCCCGCCGACAATGTGGGTTTTGCCCGCCGGTATAATGGGCCGGCGTTCGCCAAAAACAGATACGACCACAAGCTCGCCGCAGCCATGCGCTGAGCCCTCAAGGGGCAGCACCATGATCATCAGCTATTTTCCCCCGACCTGGCTGGTCGAGGGCGATCCTCACGCGCTCGGCTTCAACGGGCAGAACGGGCCCTTCACGATCAAGATCGCGCGGGCCGCACCGGACCCCGCCGCGGTCTGGGCGCAGGAGCGATATGAGTGGGGCTTCAAATGGCGCTGGGGTATCGCGTTCGCCGCGCCGTTCGCCGCTGCGGCCGTCCACCTGATGTTCTGGCCGCTGCTGCTGGCGGCATTCGCGGTGGCGCTCTGGGTGCCCAAACTGCTCCAACGGCAAATGGAACTGCGCGGCCATGCGATCGAGGTCGCGGTATCGGTCGCGCTGTATGGGCGCAACGTCGAGCAGGCGGAATTGCGGGAGATCCGGTCCCTGCTGACCTATCCGCCATTCAAGAACAATTCGCCCGAGCGCGTCACGGCGGAGATCAAGGCCCTGCGCGCATGGGCCGATCGAACCTCTCGCGGGATGGCCGCGGGCAAGATCAAGCGGAGGATTGAGGGATGACCGACAACAACCCGGAAGGCAATGCCGCCACCGACGATCCGTTCGCGCTCGATGTCGCTGTCCCATATTGGCAGGCCGCTATCATCCGCCTTGCCCGTCCTGCCCTGCTCTGGGCGCTCGGAGTTGTCACTATGGGGTTCGGGGTTGTCATTGTCGGCTTTGTCGAGGCTTTCGTGCCCGGTGCCGGTTTACGGATGGCCGCCGCAATGGCCGCACTGCTGAAAGCCTATCCCGACGCGCTCTATTGGCTGGTCGCGTTCTTGTTCGGCGGACAGGCGCTCGCCGGCATCATTAAATCGATCAAGGGAGGCTGATATGGAACTGCTGCTGGCGCTACTGAAATTCGGCAAATGGATTGGGAAGCTGGCCGGGGCATTCTTCTCCTGGGTGCTCAACCTCATCCGGGAATACCCGTGGCAGGCCGCCGTCATCGGCCTCGCCATCGCCCTCCTGCTCATGTTCCGGGCGTGGGGTATAGATCACCGGAGCCTCACCGATGAATTGGCGGAAGCGAACGGCATCATCGCCGAGGAACGCGCCGCCCATCTCGCCACCATTGAGAACGTCCGCAAGGGCCGCGAAGCCGCGCGCGAACTCGACCGCCAGAACGCCGAGCGGGTCAAGGCTGAGGCCGCCGCCATCAACGAAAGGACTATTCGTGAACTGGAAACTCGCACCCGCACTTATGCTGCTCGCGCTGACCGCCTGCGCGCACAACTCGCAACCCTTGAAACCGGTGACGGTGGTGGCGCAGCAGCGGTCCTGCCCGGCGATCCCGACGCCACCTGCCGAGCTCTTGGTGCCGCCGACTGTGAAGACCTTGTTGCCCGAATGATCGACGCACAGGGCAGCATTGATCGCCTGATCGCGCTGCAGGCCTGGGCGAGCGGTGTGTCGGCGATCGATGCGAACTTGCCGCTTGGTAGCTCTACAAAGCCGCCAGAACACAATAAGCCATGATTTCAAATAGGTGTGGCGACCCGCGGCCGATTTATCGCCATGGCAAGCACTTGAACTGCAAGGTTGACAAAATTTTTTCGTTGGGGGTTCGCGTCGGAGTCTTGCGTTGTCCAGCAAACAATTGAATATGGCGGCGCTAGCAGCTGCCGATAGAGTTTGCAGGGTCAGGGTTCTGTGCAAACATTAACCGATTTGTAACCGGAACGCCCGATCCTGTGAGCCGTTGGTACATTATAATGGCCAAAGGAGAACCAACCATGCCCGAAGATCTTATGCAGGCGCTTGATAGTCTGAAAGGCTATCGAATGACGGCCGCTGATGTCGAGGCCCAGCGTGTCAGCTTCGTCTATGGCAACGGTTCATCAGATGACAACGACACGAAAGAATCTGTGAAGAAGGCAATCGAGAACGCAGAAATGTCTTGACGGCTTCCATCAGTTTCCACTTCAAAGGAGCCCGGCGTTTGCCGGGCTTTTTTTGAGGTGCGCCTGTGTCGTTTATAGTCGATCAGAAAAGCGAAGTCGGGAACTTTGTCAGCAGTCGCAATCGAGCGCGTCAGTTTGACTTCCTGCAAACGTCCTACGTCATCTATATGCACGTCGGCGGGCTGGAAATCGATCATGAGTTCATTTGCATTCTGAACGCCTACGCAACCCGGTACATCTCCCCTCAACCTGGCCGATATCGGCAACATTACAATGTAAAGGTTGGACAGCATGATCCCTCAGATTGGAGCTTAGTCTACAACGAAATGGAAGGGTTTCTGAACACCCTTCATGCTAATTGGGCCAACTGGTCGCCCTTTGAGGCCGCAGCCTATTGCCTCTGGGGGATTAACCATGTCCATCCATTTTGCGAAGGAAACGGGCGAACAGCGCGTGCTTTAAGCTACTACGTGTTATGCTTGAAGCTCGGCCAGTGGCTGCCAGGCTCGACGACAGTCCTAGAATTAATCCGCCTGCAGCACCGTGAACACTATTGCGAGATTCTGCAGAGAATGCACGATGGTAGGCAACGCCCCAGCATGATGACTGATCTTACTGAAATGACGGCGCTTATTATAGACCTAGTCCGCGAGCAGGTGGCAATCGCCAAGCAGGAGATAGCGGCCAAAGGTGTTGAACCACCTAGCGGCGCTTCGGCAACTGATCCATCAGCGTGATGTTGATGATGCCGCGTTCCTTGGGGTAATCGTACCCTTGCAGCGCGCGGAGCACGATCCACGAAAAGCTCTGGCCATCGGCGTTCGTCTCGATCTTCTCGATCCGGTCAGGGTCATAAGTGACAATGGCGAATCGGCGGCGCGGCATGCGCCTTTGTTCTCACTGTGTTCTCATCGCGTCAACCAGTATGGCAGCGGTCCCATTGTGTCAGCTTTTGTGTCAATCCTGTGCCACACTGTGCCGCTCGTTGCCGCTGTGTTCCGTTTCCGTTGACACCGACGATCCCCCGCACTACCCGAAAACCACGGCTTTCCGCCGTAAACAAGGCGCGCGCCCTTAGCTCAGCTGGATAGAGCGCGAGACTTCTAATCTTGAGGCCACAGGTTCGATTCCTGTAGGGCGCGCCAGTCTTTTCAAACCCGGCTTTCTCACTTATCCTGGGGTTTCCAGCCGGTTGTGGCGCTGGAACACTGTTCCGATTTACTGTTCCGAATGGCCGCAATATGAGTGGTCGGCGACCAGCGAATCTATCCCGGAGAGGGGCGGTTTATGTCGTCAGGTTGGGGATACCGAAGCACCTGCAGGGGAAGCTCGGCATCGCAGAAATCCGTCGATCCCTGCACACCAAAGATTTGTCGGAAGCAAAGCGTCGATGCGCTGATGCCCAGCGGTGGTTCGGGAAGCTTATGGACCGGATGATGGCAGAGCGCAGCTTATCAAGGGTGGATATTGAAGCCGCCGCGGACCGGTATTTTTCCAGCCTGATCACCAATCATGGCCCCTTGGAAGACGTGTCCGCCAATCCTGCGGACACTACAGCTTACAATTTGGAGATGAACGCTGGACGTTTGGAGGCGCTGGATTTCCAGTTCCAAAACAACAAGTTTGATGGCGAAGTCGAGGCTACTGCGAGGGCGATGTTACGCGCCGTCGGTTTTGAGTTTGACAGCTTAGCACCCGATTTGGCCAAAACCGCTTTGACCCTTGCCGCTAGACTGGAACGACAGGAACTCCGTTTACTGTCCAGCCGAATTGAACGGCCAGGGCTTCCCTTTCAGGCCGATGATCCGGTTTTTGATCAAGAAGCCCTGAATTCGCCGATGGGGTTGCAAGCATATCCGCCGACTCATGGTAGCCAACCGGTGGGAACAGGGAGGGTTCAAAGGCGCGAAAGGCTGCTGAATGTAGACCTGTTGGACACTATCCCAATGCCGTTTGCCGGAATGCCGCAATGCCTGACGCTCGGACAGGCTGTGGCAATGTTTCTGATCAACCTTGAGGATCAAGGGTACAGCGTTTCCAAGCAGTGTGAGACAAAACGGGTCTTAGGGTGGCTGACAACTGAGTTTGGTCCTGAGACATCTCTCGGTGAGATACAGATTCATCACGTGCGGGAATTCCGCGAATTGCTTGGCGGGTGTGCCAAGACACGGACCGGGCAGACCAAGCGTCTGCGTGAACATCAGACGGCTGATCCACTTCAAAGGATCAAGGGCGTGACTCATCGGCGCTATTTTTACTTCGTGAAAAATCTTTTCGAATGGGCTTTGCAGGATGGTTACATCTCGCTCGATCCCGCCGCCACGCTGGATGTCAAAGTCCGGCGGGGCGAAAAGGCAAAGTCGCCAGACTCGTTTTCCCCTGAGGAAGTCAGGCAATTTTTCAATCAGCCGGTTTTTCAAGGCCGCCAATCGTCTAGGCACCGTTTCACTAGCGGCAATTACCGCGTTAGAGATGGCCATTGGTGGTCGGCGGTGCTTCAAGCATTTTCCGGCACGCGAGCAGGCGAAATTTCACAGCTGCTGGCTTCCGACTTCTCGTTCGAAGGCGAGATTCCTTTTTTTTGGGTGCGCGAAGAGGATGAGGGTGGGGCCAGCACAAAATCGATAAAGACAGAAGCGTCTCGCCGCGCAATTCCCATTGCTCCGGCATTGATCGCGCTAGGCATCCGGGAATTTGTCGAAGCCAGGAAAAAGCGAAACCCGCATGGGAGGCTGTTCGATGAATTTCCATTGGGTGCGTCTGGCAAAAAGTCAGCCGGTATGTCGAAATTTTGGTCTCGATATCTGAGATCGGCTGGCCTGCATAAGCCTGGACGATCAACCCACGTCTGGCGGCACACGGTGGCGGGGCAACTCAGGTCAGCCGGCGTCTACGACGTTGAAATCGCTTATCTGCTAGGCCAAACTGCAGGGCAAGGGCAGCCGGCGCAAACTACGAAATACGGGGCTGATGCGTCTTTGATTAAACGGGTATACCGGGAATGCACGTTGAAGCTGGATTACGGATTTGATCCTGTGGAGCTTTTGGGTGGGCCGTACGTCAAGAAAATTCACGGTGAATAGCGCCATGGCTGTCGTCGTGGTCTGTCAGAAGCTGGCAGGGAAAAGGTTCTTTTGAGTGGCGGAGCACCATTGTTTCTGTTATGCATCAGCCTGTGCCGAACGTGTTACAAAGCGCGGGCCGCAATTGGATTTAGCCTGCCACGCGTCGGAGGCTAGCTAGGTTGGCTGTTCAGATAAACGATCCGAGCGAAATTTCCTATAACAAGGGAAATTATCCTGATCCACAGCCGAATGAAACGCTTTACCCGATCAAAAAGGTAATGACAGATGGTAGGGAAGTTTGGATATCCCTTCCTCAGATAGACAATCTATCTATCATAATCCCGATAACTGGTGATGTTTTTCCCTCGGCCACGGCGAAGTCCATGGACGTCGAATCCCTGATCGCCTTGCTTGATGCTACCATCAACAACCCCCCGTTCAAACTCAGTGAAAACCTGTCGAAGGGTCAATACCTGAAGAGTGGCGCGTTGAAGTCCGCAACGATGGCCTTTGGGAAACGTGACACGAGAGTTTGGTTCGAGATTTTGCGAAAAAAGGGGAGTGCCCGGTTGAAGCTAGCCTTCAACCCCAGGAAGCTGGGGCAGAAGGGCATGAGCGACCTTTCGGAGTTCTTGGCCCTGACATTCGACGTGCCAAAGGCATTGGCAAAGGCTGAAATCACCAAAGCCGATTTGGCCGTCGATGTGGTCGGTCTACATATATCCGAGGTGGCCGCATTTCACTCCACACAGGGCAAGAGGCTATCCTATCTTGGTCATGACGGAGACCTTGAGACCCTATACATCTTTGGCAAAAAGCACCCCTTCAAGCAGAAATCCGATCAGTGGGGGCCATTAAAGGCTGTTCATCCCGATAACCCGATGGGCACGTTGAGGGTCAGAATCTATGACAAGGTACGGGAACGCCAAGCCATCGGGCAAAAGCCCCCGTTTGGAGATTGTCCCGTGACACGGATCGAAATCATCGTGCCGAAGCATTGTTTGACCGACCTACCCTCCCTTTGTCATCTCCCGGATCAGTTCAAAAAGCTGCGAGTAGGATACGTCAAAACCCAAATGCCTGCCAGCGTGACACTGTGGCCTAAATTCCATTCGATATGCATGAGCCACAGCGCCGAGCGGGCAAGCGAAATCCTAAATCTGAACGAAGCAAACAGAAAGGCGTTTGCGTCGGCTCTGAAGGTGCAAAACGATGATTTGGTCGGACCTGGCCACACTTGGTCGGTCTGGACGCAAGCGCTAGCTACCAGTAGCGTAAGTTTGCTGATCCAATCATGCCCCGTCGCTGGGCCTGTATCCGCATAACAGTTGGAAAAGTCGCCTGACTGCCGGTTTGGGATTGTTTTCAAAGCAAATTCTGCAAGTTTAACACACAATCCACCCTTAACCGAAAACGCCCGTGACCGATTATGTTGTCTATCTTCGCGTATCTACTGGCAGGCAGGAGATATCTGGCCTCGGGATCGAAGCGCAGAGGGAAGCGGTAGTCCGCTATGCCGCACAGACTGCTGGGGTGTTGGTCGCTGAGTTCGTAGAAGTAGAATCCGGCGCGAAGTCTAACCGCCCTCAGCTTGCCAAGGCGCTGGCCCTGTGTCGCAAGACGAAGGCCACCATTCTCATTGCCCGGCTCGACCGGCTGTCTCGATCCCTATCGTTCGTGGCCCTGCTTCTTGATGCCAACGTCGAGATCAAATGCTGCGATATGCCTGACGCCAACAGGCTGCTGCTCCAAATGCTGGCTGTATTTGCCGAACACGAACGCCAGATGATCCGTGATCGCACTCGGGCTGCACTGGCTGCCGCTAAGGCTCGGGGAGTCGTGCTCGGGCGAAACGGCCATGTCTTGGCGGCGCAGAACCGCAAATCGGCGTTGGATTTTGCTGAGACCGTAAGGCCGCATGTTCGGGCTGCGCAGGAAGCTGGTATTCGGACGCTAGCGGGGATTGGGGACTATCTGACCTTGAACGGCATACGCACCTCGTCCGGGGGCAAGTGGCATCCTTGTACCGTGCAGCGGGTCTTGCACCGTCTGGAAACTCACCACTCTGGTTAGCCGACAGGCATTGCCGCAACTACAACTCCGGCAAGGCCGCATTCGTCGGGTCCGATGATATGGCCCGTGGCGAGAAGACTCGCCGCGACGAGATTTACGGCTGGCTCTTGGGCAATGGCCGTATTCAGGCAGGGCCAAGCGTTGGCGAACGCGGCAACCGCTAATTCCGCATCCCCCTCATGGTTTAGTGACTTCAATGATCCTGAGACGAACGCTTCCCAAATGTATCCATCCGGTGAGACGCGCGGGCGGATCGGATTTTATGCTGCTATGGCGGCGTTTTGAGTGGCCCAGTTCCATGGCAGCAGCTCGTCGAGCTTGCTCATGGGGCAATCCGCGATGCGAGCGAGG